CGGAGTGGGTGGTGGTAATTTTGTAATTGTTTTTGCTAGACCTGAAGCAGGGAAGTCAGCTTTTTGGATTAGTCTAGTTGCTAATAAAAATGGTTTTGCAGAACAAGGTAAGAAGTGTCATGCATTTATTAACGAAGAACCTGCAAAGAAAACTTATGTCAGATTAATTTCTTGTTGGACAGGAATAGTAAGAGATTTAATTAAAGAAAGAATAGATGAAGTTAGGAAAGAATGGAATCTAATTAAGAATAATGTTTTTGTTTATGATTCTGTGGATATCAGCATGGATGATTTAAATAATTATTGTGAAGAAAACGAAGTAGATATTATTATCATTGACCAATTAGATAAAATAAATATTCGTGGTAATTACAATGCACAACATGAAAAGTTAAAAGAAATATATAAACAGGCAAGAGAGTTAGCTAAAAGAAATAATGTTCTAGTGATAGGAATTAGTCAGGCAAGTGCTGAGGCACACAATCAACAAAGAGTAGATTTTAATTGGTTAGATAATTCTAAAACCGGAAAGGCGGGAGAGGCCGATTTAATTATAGGAATAGGAAAGCCTAGAGATTCTGATAAAGATTATGATAGGTGGCTATACTTATCTAAAAATAAATTAACAGGGGAACATGTCGATATTGAGTGTTCACTAAATCATACATTATCGAGGATAGAATAAATGGAGAAGAAAAATTTTTTAAGAGTTCTTTCGCTAGGTGCGGGAGTTCAATCTACTACGTTAGCTTTAATGGTAGAGAAAGGAGAGATACCCATGGTTGACTGTGGTATTTTTGCAGATGTAGGAGCAGAACCCAAAGCAGTTTACGAGCACCTTGATTGGTTAGAAAAACAATTATCTTATCCTATATATCGAGTGCAATGGAGAAATTTAAAGGATGATATAATTAGTGCATCCAAAGGTGAGTATAAGGCTTTTACTGCACCTTTCTATACAAAGAATACGGACACAAGTAAAAAAGGAATGCTTCGTAGACAATGCACAGGGGACTACAAGATTAAACCTATAACAAAAAAGATTAGAGAATTATTAGGATATTCTAAAGGACAAAGAGTTAAGCCTGATACAAAGGTAGAATTAGTAATGGGTATTTCTTATGATGAAATGCAGAGAATGAAAACTAATCAACTAAAATACATAGAGAATCAATACCCCCTAGTTGAAAAAGCAATACGAAGAAAGCGTTGTATTGAGTGGATGGAAGAAAATAATTTTCCTAAACCTCCAAGAAGTGCGTGTACATTTTGCCCATACCATTCTAATGAGGAGTGGAGAAAAATAAAACAGAACAAAGAAGAATGGGAAGAGGTTGTAAAATTAGATAAGATGATTAGGAATCAAGAACAACACAAAGAAAAAAATAAAAGTGTTGCAAAGGTAAAAGATAATTTGTTCTTACACAGAGATTGTATTCCAATAGATGAAGTAGATTTAAGAGAAGAAGACGATAAGACAGGCCAATATTCTTTACTAGATGAATGCGAAGGGATGTGTGGAATATGATAACAACACTAGACGTAGAGACCACATATCAAGATGGAGACCCTAGTCCTTATAATGAAAATAATAAATTAGTTTCTGTAGGGATTAATCAAGAGTATTATTTTTTTAATCACAAAGATAATTCTAATGGGCATGATAACTTTGATAAGATTCAAACAATATTAGATAGTTCTACTTTAGTCATAGGTCATAATTTAAAATTTGATTTAAGTTGGATGTATTGGGAAGGTTGGAAATATAACGGTGATATCTATGACACAATGCTAGGTGAATATATAATTAGAAGAGGCCAAAAGGTAGATGAACATAATAAATTAATATCTTTATCTCTAAAAGAATCTTGTAAAAGAAGAGGTCTTGGAACTAAATCAGATATATTATCAGCATATACAGATGATGGATTTGGTATTGATGAAATACCTATGGAAAAATTAGAAGAGTATGGCCGTATGGATGTAGAGATAACTTACAAACTATATCAATCTCAAATACAAGATTATCAAAGACAACATAATAAAAAATTAATACCTACAAGAAATATGATGAATCAGTTTTTAAGAGTAATCATTGACATGGAAATGAATGGTAATTGTATTAACGTAGATAATTTATCAGACATAGAGAAACATTTAACTGAAGAACATTATAAATTAAAAACACGGATAGCCGAAACAATTAAAGAAGTTATGGGCGATACTAATATTAACATATCTTCCGGAGAGGATTTATCAAAAGTAATTTATTCTAAGAAAGTTCATGATAAAGATATTTGGGCTAAACTATTTAATATAGGAACAGATAAATACTCAGGTAGGGCAAAGAAAAAAACTTACATGACAGACCCACAGTTTAGAGGGATTATAGATAAATACACAGACCCTGTATATAAAACCATAGCTAATGTTTGTGAGCAATGTAAAGGTGTTGGCTTAGTTAGATTAATGAAAGTAGACGGAACTCCTTACAAGTCTATGAACAAATGTAAAAACTGTGGAGGTGAGGGCAAACTCTATGTAGAAACAGACGCTATTGCAGGATTTAAATATAAACCATATTCTTATAAAGACACCTGCGATGGTGGATTTAAAACAGATAAGTTTACTTTAGATAGAATCAGCACATTTGGTCGTGGTAAAATAAAAGAGTTTGTAGATTCTTTAATGAAGTTTAGTGCTAATGAAAAACTACTGAATACTTTTGTCTCTGCATTGAAAGATAATGTTAGACCGAGTGGAATACTTCACCCTTCCTTTCACCAAGTAAGAACTGCCACAGGAAGATTATCAAGCTCAGACCCTAACTTCCAAAACTTACCAAGAGATGGTGGTATTAAAAAAGTTATTATTTCTAGATTTGATAATGGTAAAATATATGAAGTAGACTTTGCACAATTAGAATTTAGAACTGCAGTATTCTTAGCACAAGACAAACAGGGCATGGAAGATATATCTAATGGTGTAGATGTTCATCAATACACTGCAGATATTATTGGATGTTCAAGACAAGAAGCCAAGGCCCACACATTTAAACCTTTGTATGGTGGTATTATGGGTAATGAAAATGAGAAAAGATACTACAAAAAGTTTTTAGAAAAATATAAGGACATAGCTTTATGGCATCAGAACTTAGAACAAAGGGCTATTAAATATAAATTAATATCTATACCTAGTGGTAGAGAATATCATTTCCCGAATGTATACAGAACTAAATGGGGTGGTTGCAGTCATTCAACTACTGTAAAAAATTATCCTGTTCAGGGCTTTGCTACTGCAGATATAGTTCCCATAGCCTGTATAAATGTTTGGTCTTTGATGAAAGAGAGAAATGTAAAAAGTTTAATTATCAATACTGTCCATGATTCCGTGGTGATAGATGTATATCCTGGGGAAGAAGACACTATTGAATCTATAATTAAAACGGGATGTAGTAGAGTGAAAGATTCTTTACTGCAATATTACGATTGTGATTTCAACGTGCCGTTAGATATCGAAATTAAAAAGGGTTCTAACTGGCTTGACTTAGAGGTCGCATGATATACACTTTAAATAAATAGGAGACAAATATGTCGAATGAAATAACAAACCTAGATAACTTATCTTCAGACAAGATTATGAGTTTTATTGGTCAGGATGCATCAGTAGACCCTAAACTTGCTAAGTTATCTATCAACAAACAATCTGAAGATGACGCAGGAAACAAGCTACAAGTAGGAACTTTCAGACTTGATGGCACAACTGCAGGAACAATAATTGGAAAACCCATACTATTTAGACCTTTACTTACGACTTATCAATACAAAAAGTATGATGAGGACAACGAAGAAAACAACTACAAATCTGTAATGTTTACATCATGGACAGACCCGATTCCTGATTCAAACGGCACACAGAAATGTGGTAGTGTTGCAAAAGCAGATAGAGATAAACTAGACCCTATCGAAAAGTTGGAGCAAAATAAAATTACTTGCTACAAACATACGTGGGGGTTAGCTACCATGAAAGGTTTATCACCTGAAGGTAAAGAACTATCTGTTAAAGACGAGCCTGTATTATACACGGCAAGAGGTACAAACTTTTTACCCATTGTCGAAGTGCTGAGAGGTCTAAGTAAACGTGGGAAGATAATGTATAATAGTATTTTAGAGTTCTATGACACTGAAAAGCAGACTAAAGGCTCTAATACTTGGTATATTGGAAAGATACGAGATACTTTTAAACATGCTGAGTTCACAGAACAAGACAAAGAAACTTTAAAAGGTTTCCTTGAAATTGTAAAAAGTGAAAATGATTATGTATTGTCCGAACACAACGCAAAGAATAAAGCGAAAGTTGAGGTACTAGACGATGACATAGTTGCAGAAGTAAATAAATAATGACGTTTCTAGAAGAGGTTAAGTCTCTTTTAGTAGAGGCACAAAGACGGCCAATAAAGATTCCTAAACAAGTTCAGAAAGAATTTGCTAAAGATTGTTTAACTGCTGTTCACAAACAATTTACAGATGATAGAGAATCTGAATTTAGAATTAGGATGTCGAGTGTTGGTCGGCCTTTGTGTCAATTACAAATGGAAAAGAAATATGCTACAGATTCTACAGTAGGATATGCAGATAACTACAATACTAAATTAAGAAATCTATATGGGGATATAATAGAAGCAGTTATAGTTATGCTTCTAAAAACTGTTAAAGCTAAGATAGAAGGCATTCAAGGTAAGGTAAAATTAAAAACAAAATACTTTGACATCAAAGGAACTTATGATATTATAATTGACGATAGAGTTTACGACATCAAGTCAGCTTCTTCTTTTTCGTTCCGAAATAAATTTAGTCAAGGATTTCAATCAATGGCTAATGATGATGTGTTTGGATATTTACCCCAAGGTTATTTATACGCTGAATCTCTAAATAAAAAGTTTGGAGGTTGGATAGTAATTAATAAAGAAACAGGGGAAATGTTAGTGACAGAACCTCCTCATGATGATGAAGATTACAAGAAGGATGCACTTGCTAGGGCCAATAACAATATCAAGGCTCTCATGGAAGATAAACCTTTTGAGAGACAATTTGAATTAAAGAATGAAAAGTTTGGTAGAAATGAAACAGGGAATAAGATTTTGGGGACAGTATGTTCCTATTGTCAGTATAAGCATAAGTGTTGGGGTGAAGAGATTCAATATCTCCCACAACAACAATCTAAGTCTGCTAATCCCTCTTATCACTGGTATGTCGAACTTAATAATCCAAGGCAGGTAGAAAGTGAAAAGAGCGAATAAGAATGATGATAATGTAATTACTATATACGTTAAGCCGTATAGTGAAAATAAATATGCTTGTGGTGTAGACCCCGAGTATAAACCCGATACTCCCGAAAAAGAAATGGCCTATATTGTAGCTCTAGGTCTTAGACAAATATCTATTGATGACCCTGATTTAGTTTATGGATTAGGTAAAGAGATGTTTACTTTAGAAAAGACTGAGGAAGAAAATAAAATAATTCAACTAGAGGAGTGGAAGAAAAAACTACACTAATGAAATATAAAAGCGATTTTACTTGTGATTTGATACAAGGCAAGGTAGGTGAAAAACTTATCGGTGAAATATTAGAAGGTGATAAAGTTGAGGTTAAATCTGAAATAGATAAATGGATTAAGAGTGGTAATCATTACTGTGAATACAAAAGCCGTGGAAAAGATAGTGGGATTAGCACAACTGAATCTAAATATTGGGCCGTTAATTTTTATAAAGGTAAGAAGTTTTGTTTTGCTGTATTCACTGAAACTTCAAAATTAAAAACCATGATAAAAAATAATAAGTATAGGTCAGTTCCCGGAGGAGATAATAATACTTCTTGGGGTTGGCTCATACCAATAAAAGAGTTAGTGGACTATAATAACTATGCGAATAATTAAAGACCCATTTACAGGAGACTTACTATTGTCTCTAGATTCTTTTGAATCAAAACAAGTAAAAGATAAAGGATATGTAAAGATATCCACTAAAACAAATTTCTTTGGTTATCTAAAAATATTGCATGATGATTTATCTGCAATTATTACAG